CGTCGTAGGTCACCGTCGAGGTGTCGCCCAGGCGCCACTTCGCGGTGTTCTCCACCCGGAAGATGCGGGTGCACACCTTGAAGTCGGGCATGCGCAGCTCGCTGTGGGTGATCGCCGGGTCGAAGAACCTGCAGCGGTTGTTCGGCTGCAGTGCGAACTGGCCGTTGTCCAGGCGCAGAAGGTTGAACGACTTGTGCTCCTCCGGCGTCTCGCTGAACCCGAAGTCAGGGACCCGCGGGTCGGGGTTGCACGAGTCGATCGTCAGCATGTACTCGCCCGGGTGCAGCTTCTTGTCCTTGCCGAAGAACTCAGCGCGCAGGCCCTTGAGGAAGGGCTTGTCGATCACCTCGATGTGGTAGCTCATGCAGTCCCAGATCTGCAGGACATCCAGCGGTAGCTGATCATCCTCCTCGAGGACGTCGTGCCACACGAACGCGCTCAGGGGCAGCTTGTCATACAGCGCGCCGAACTCCGGGAGGTAGGTCTCGAAGCGGAAGGCCTGGCCGCGGATGGACTTGGCGCTGACCCAGATCCCTTCGATGAGCTGGCCGACCCGGGATGGGTCGTGGTCGTAGAGGTACTCGGCGCGCACGAAGACTTTCTCGGGCGGCAGTGGACAGACAAAGCTCATGCTGCCTCCTTGACGAAGACGCCAGATGGCAGCAGTGTGCCCTTGCGGTTCTTGATTTCGTCGTATGCGCCGGCCAGACAGTCGACCATGTCGATGTCTAGCAGGGCACACATGTTGATCAGGCACACCAGGGTGTCGCCGACGGCGTCCTTGGTGGCGGCCAGATCCTTCTTGTTGATGGCGTCGGCCAGCTCGCCCATCTCCGACACAGCCTTCAGGAACTGGGCCTGCGCCGTGCTGTTCGGGATGATGCGCCTGGCCTCAGCCCAGCGGATGACATCCATCTCGACTTCGCGGTAGCTGCTGCGGTTCATTCTTCCCTCGCTTTCAGCATGGCGTCGGCCATCTTGTAGGCGCCCCTAGCTACGGCGGCAACGTCAAAGACGTTTAAGTTAGCGTTTCCAATGAACGCCTGCATAGCCTTCGCCGCGAAGTAGTCGCGCAGGGTCATGCCTGTGTAAACGTTGCGTTGCCTTCCGTCGTCAAAGACAAACGGAAACGCCGGCCCGCCGAATGGCAAATTCGATTCATGTCGCCTCATACCTCACCCCCTTCACTGTCGGCTGCGGTCTTGGCGCGCAACCACTGCGGCAAGATCGGGTAGACCTTGCCGTCGTGGTCGATCAGCGCCGGCTCGGTGACGTTGTCGTTCCGGGTGACGTGGCAGCCGTGGATCTCGCCGGGCTCGAACCCGGGCGCGACGCCCAGCTCATTGCGGACCTCCTCCATCCACCAGCCGGGCGCGGCGATGACCGGCAGCGGAGTCTCGCCCCACTTCTCCGGGGGGATCTTCTCCTTCAGCGCCTGCAGTGCGTGCTGCACGTTGGCGATGGCGTAAGTGGCGCTCATGTTTTCTCCAAAAAATCCTTACGGGGGTTGTGCCCAGCATTGATGATGCCCGCTGGGTGATGGGCGTTTTTGGTCTCCAACTCGATCAACTTATCGAGGTAGTGCCTGGCCTTGCGCAAGTCCTCCACGCCGGCCTTGTCGCGCCAGCGACTGACGTACTTCACGACGTTGCCCTCGAAGTACCCGAGGCCGTTGGCCGCGATGTAGTCCCAGGGCTGTATGTTTTGGTGCTGGTAGTGGTCGCCGCCCACTTGGGTGTCGTTTGCGTTCACTTGTTTCCCTTCCTCATGTTCTCCCTCGCCGGTATTACGCGAAGGTTCCAAGGCACATGCAGACCGCTTACGTTTGACCCGTTCAGCGGAACAATGTGGTCAACGTGATGCTTAACGCCAGTTCGATTTGTCATCCACCTTGCTTCTTTGTACCTGAGCTTCATCGCCTCAATGTGTTCAGGAGCCAGCCAATGCGGCGTCCTGAGAATCTTTCCAGAGTGGCGCTTTTTCTGAGCCGCTGTCTTGACTGCGCGCACTTTGTCAAAGTTTTCCTTTATGTATCGCCTTGAGCTTTCTTGGCACTTGCTTTTGTTTCTTTCGTAATAGCGCTTTGATGTCTGCAATCTTTTTTCTTGATTGCTTAGAAGGTACTTCTCTCGCGCTTTTTTGAACGCCGCCTTACCTTCTTCTGTTTTTCGGTACTTTTCCCGAGCCTCAACGCGATGAGGCGCTATTGCCCTGCTCTTGTCGTACTCGCGTATGCGATCGATGTTTGCTGCGCGATGATTTTTGACGTCTGATTTTGTGCAGGGCTTGCACTTGTTTAGATGTCCATCTGCCATCATCTTGTGCTTGTAAAAATCATTGAGAGGTCTTACGCACAAGCACTTAAAGCATGTTTTTTCTGAGGTGTTCATGCGCCTCTCACTTAAAAGGTATGGCGTCCCACCGCCATTCGTCGCATCCGCTGGCCACGATGTCGGGCGGCGGCGCTGCGTCGAACTTCTTGCAGTAGTTGCTCATGTAGTGCTCGCAGCTTTGGCAGTTGATCCTGATCGACTGCAGCCTCTTCAGCTCGCGGCCGTGAAGCTCGAGGCGGATGTTCAGTTCGGTCTTGGTCATGCTGGTTGGTCCCACTGGTGGGACACGATGGTCGGGTACTGCCCGGCCCGGTTGACGATCACGGCCGCGGGCCTGCGCAGGATCTGGTCGTCGTACTCCAGCCACTCGAGGGCTTCCTCGGTGTCGTGGGGCACGGCGTCGATCTTGGCGCGCATGGCCCACCAGGCCTCGGCCTTCTTGCGTGCGTAGCCGTCGTGGCTGAGGCACACCCACTCAGAGGCCACGCGCTGAAAGCCGTCGTAGTACTCCACGCGCAGGCTCTCGGTGCCGCCTTCCTTGTGGTGCAGGCGATAGCGCACGTCGGTGACAGGCACCATCTCCATCATGGTCTTGGCCTGGCTGCTGAGGATGGCCGCGCTCGAGGCCTGGTCGCCGTGCTTGATGCGCTCAGGCTCCGGGAACTTGAAGTTGCAGTCGACGCACTGCGTCGCGGCCGCCAGGTTCTTGCTGCCGCAGTTGGGGCACAGCTTGCTGGGCGCCTCGCCCTTGCGCTTGGTGCTGGGCATGCGTCCCTTGACCTCGTCGACCGGGCCCATCTCGATCGTGGTGTCGGTGAAGTCCGCCCACAGGCAGTCGGTCTTCCCGTCGGCGATCCGCATCCCGCGGCCGGCGATCTGGACGTACAGCACCGGGCTCTTGGTGGCGCGCAGCAGCGCGATGAAGTCCACCTCCGGGACGTCGAAGCCTGTGGTCAGCACGGCCACGTTCACCAGGCAGCGAATCCTGCCCCCGCGGAAGGCCGCAATCAGGGCTGCACGCTCTTGTTTCGGGGTCTCCGAACTCACCACCTCAGCCGCCACTCCGCGGCGCTGTAGCGCGTCCCTGACGTGCTCGGCGTGGGCGATCGTCACGGCAAACACCAGCCACCGCTTGCGGGCGCGGGCGAGCTCGACGATCTCCTTGCAGGTGGCCTCCACGAGGCCGGGCCTGTCGGTGACCTTGGCCAGCTCGCTGACGACGTAGTCATCGCCCGACATCCGCACGTCCCGTGCGTCCACCCTGGCCACGGTCGGGGCTGGCACCAGGGGAGACAGGAACTTCAAGCCCAGCAGTTCCTTCATCGTCACCCTGGTGGCGACGTTGGTGAACAGCGGCTCTTCTCCGGCCGTGGCCCACACGCCGTTGCCGCGGAATGGGGTTCCTGTCCAGCCGATCACGCGGGTGTGCGGGTTGTACTTGGTCAGGTCAGCCAGGAATGTGCGCCACATCCCAGTCTGTTTTGGGTTGATCAGGTGACACTCGTCGGCCAGCACGATGTCGATGCGGCCGAGGCGGTGCGCCTGCTTGTAGATGCTGCCGATCGTGGCGTAGGTGAGCTGGTGACCCATCTGCTTCTTGCCGATGGCCGCCGAGTACAGGCCCACGTCCGCGGTTGGCCAGATCTTCAGCAACTTCTCGATGTTCTGCTCGAGCAGCTCCTTCTGGTGGACCAGCACCAGCACCCTGGTGCCCGGGTGTTCGGCGTCAGCGCGCTGCGCCAGGGCCGCGATCATCAGGCTTTTGCCGGCGCCGACGCAGGCCTCGACGATGGGGTTGCCGCCCTCGTGCCGGTTGAACCACGCCCAGAGCTCGTCCAGTGCGCGGGCTTGGTAGGGGCGAAGAGAGTAAGTCATTCCACGCTCATCCAGCAACCCGCGATGGGCACGGCAACGACCTTGCGCATGAAAAGCTCTTCGCGCTTCATGCGGCCCCCGCCTTGACCAGGAACATCGGCGTGCGCGGCCCGACGTAGGCGCCTGCGGTGTTGAAGCTGAACCACTCCTCAGCCTCTTCGCGGTCCATGCCGCCCAGCATCAGGCTGCTGATCACCTCCTCTTGGTCGTACACCACGACAGGCTCCATGCCGCAGCGGTGCGCCACGCCGACGATGCAGCGATCAAAGGACTCTGGCGGATCTAGGAACAACAGTTCTTCGCCGTACTCTTCGGCCAGTGATTCCCGATTCATGCGACGACCCTCGCCGTGGTGATGCCGTGCGCTCGCAGCGCGGCCGTCATGGCCGCCGCATCGGCGAGCATCTCCTTCTGCTTGCAGGCCTTGATCTCCAGCGAGCTCAGCGCGCCGTCGCCCTGGCCGTTGGCAAAGGTGCCGTGCTTTTGCTCGTACACGACATCACCATTGACATAGTCCTTCTGCTTTGCGAAGCGCTCGAGCAGGATGGGGATGTAGCGGTGCGAGCTGCAGCGGTGCGACTCGCGCTGCGCCAGCAGGCCCACCTGGCCAAACTCTTTGCAGTCCCACCCGCCGTCCTCGCCTTCGACCACGGGCGTGCTGTGCGCGCATGTCCGGCAGTTGACGTCGGGCGCCTCCTCGCCGTGGCACAGGCTGTGGAAGTCGCACATCTTGCAGACGTACCAGCTCGGGTCGTTTGAGCACCGAAGCGGCGGTTCGGCCGCAGTGATCACGCGCTCGGCGCGGGCCATGATCTTGGCGAACTCGACCTCGTCGAAGTGGACCCATTCAGCATAGAGCTCGCTGGTGTCCTTGTTCTCCGCGATGTACATGGCGCGGGCCATGCCGGTCATGCCCATGTAGGTTTGCATCTGAGCCCAGTGCTGCGGCTTGGACTTCTGCACGCCATCCTTCAGGGCCGCGAACGACTTCGCGTTGTGCGTCTTGAACTCGACCACCGACCATGCCTTGGGCGCCTCGGGGAAGCCTCGTGCGGCGCCGTCCATGCTGCCTCCGAAGTGACCGCCGACAGCGGACACGCGCCACTGCTTGCCGTCTGGCGCGGTCTCGTGGACCTCGACTCCGATGCGGCGCAGCTCGGCCACGATGCGAGGCTCGAAGTCCTGGCCAGCCTTGAACAGGCGCAGCATCCGGCCTGAATGCTTCTTCGATCCGGCCCAGCGGAAGGTCAGCCACAGGTAGCGCTCGCAGGCGTGGCCAATCAGGGATGCGCCCAGGTGCGGGCGGTGGCCGTCGTCTGCGTCGGACTCGTAGGCCCGGTAGATCATCGCGACGGTCGTGTGTATGGGTTCGGGCACTGTGGCCATGGGGACACTCCTTGTGTCGTTGCAGGGGTGAGGACCCGTGGCCTCCCCCGGGATCTCCCAGAGGCGGGCCCTCACCGCTGCAGGCCCTTGCGGGCCTACACGGGTCATGGCGTGGACGGGCTCTCCTCGGCGCCTGCCGTCTCGATCACGACGCCGTCCTTCATGGCGGCCACCAGGGTCTTCTGGTTGGCCACCGAGACGGTGAAGTGCTTCTCTGCGACGTGTCGCAGGGCGCCGACCTTGGTGCCGGCCTCCACTAGGTGGAAGCCCTGCGGGCCCTCGACGGCGTAGATACGGGTGCTCATTGCTGGTTTTCTCCTTCAGCGGGTTGGGGAAATGTTGACGATCAAGCGGCGCGCTTTTGCCACGGGGGCACGGCTGCACCGGCTGCAGGTGCGCTGGCTGCGGGCGCAGAGGGACGAGGTGCAGCAGCAGCCATCGGCGCTGCGCCACCGGCCGCGGGCTTGAAGCCGTTGACCTCGTTCTGGTCCTCGTACTGGCCGGTCTCGTCCTTGCGGATCTTGACCTTGATCTGCACCGGCTTGTTGTGCAGCTCGCTGGTGTCGCGAAAGCGCGCCAGCCCGATGGATTCGCAGAGCTCGCGCAGTTGCTGCTGAGCGATGCTCTCGGCCTGCTGGTTGGTGTGCCGCACGTTCAGTCGGGCCCACACTTTGCGGCCGCGGTAGCCGTCCTGCAGCACCTCGATAGTGAGCTTCAGGGCCTGGCCGTTGCCAGACTTCAGGGGCACGATCTCCGACTCGGTGACCTGTGCGGTGTACCAGCCTGCGGGCAGCAGCTCGTAGCTGTTCTCGCGCTTCTCAACGCTGTCGGTGTTGAACTCAAATTGCGCCATGATGGGTGTCCTTTCAGGAGTTACTTGGCGGTGGTGGAAATGACCTTGGCGGCAACCGCCGAAAGGTCGGGGGACTCGAACATCTCGAGGCTGCCGGAGCGGTCCTTGGCCTCGTAGTTGTAGTCGCGGCTGGTCTGCAGCCAGCGTGTCGGGTTGCCGTCCGCATCCTTCTCGATGCGCATGGCGAACACGAAGTCGAAGAAGTACCCGACGCCCTGCTTGAGCATGTTGCCGGGCATGGCGGGGTAGTACAGCATCGCGCCCGACTGCTCGTCCTTGGCGCGCTCCTGCTTGCAGGAGAAGTACACGTTGCGGCCGGGCAGGTCGCGAAAGGCGCGGATCAGATCCGTCATCTTCTCGGCCAGCGCGCCGTAGGCCTGCCGCGGATCCTTCGCGACCTTCTTCTCGTGGTTGAGCACCACCTCGGCGATCTCCGAGATGGAGTCCAGGCAGACCCACTTGAAGGCCTGGCCCTGCTCGGTGTTGACCACAAAGTCGTAGGCCTCGTAGAGCTGGTCCAGGGTCTTGACCTCAATGACCGGGATGTCGACGCCACGCAGTGACAGCAGGCCGGACTCGGCGCTGATGATCACGGTGGGCTCGCCGGTCGTGGCGCAGAGCGAGGTCTTACCGGCGCCCGCAGGGCCGTGGACCAGGAACTTCAGGCCGTTGAGCGCGGCGCTGTCTTTGGTGGAAGTGAGGGTGATTGCCATGTCGTCTCCAGGCAGGGGAAAAGAATGGGCAATGTGATATTGCCCGGGGAAGATATCAGACCGCTTCGATCGTGATCGAGGGGCTGGCTTCCTTGCTGGTGATGAACACGGCAGCAGCGGCAGCGTCGGCAGGGGCGAGCTTGCGCAGCTCGGAGACCGACACGTCGGCCTTCCACTTGAAGGCGTTGGTGGTCGCGGCGGACAGGGTGTCCCAGGCCTTGGTCAGCGCGTCGGTGTCGACCTTGCGGTCGATCTTGTAGGTCACAGTGACCTTGCAGCCTTCGGTGCGCTGGCTGATGGAGCCCTCGGGCTTGGCCGGGTCCTTCAGCATGTCGGCGATGGCCTTGTCGACGGCGCGGCGCTCTGCGATGGCTTCGTCTTCGATCCGCTTGGCGGCGATGCGAGCTGCGATGAGCTCGGAGAGAGTGACTGCTTGCATGATGTCGTCCTTTCGGAGTGGTTGGAAACGTGTCGTCTCTGACGTTGTTAGTGTATCAGCATTGTGATGCTGGTCAAGCGGTTTCGAACAGCTCGGGGAACTCGCTGCGCAGCATGTGCTCGACCTCCGAGAAACGCAGCGAACTGATCAGCTCGTGCAGAGCGTTTTTGATCTGGTCGTCGCTGAGGTGCAGCGTGACGTCGATGTAGCGGCCTCGGCGATCCAGAGGGTGGCCGTGCATGACGGACATGCTGGTGGCCTTGATGTTGAGCTTGTTCATGCTGTTTCCTTCAGGTTGAAGTTGGGGCCGCCGATGCACCAGGCGCGGCTGTCTTCGTAGCCGGGCAGGGAGCGGATGGCCGACTGGCTGATGGCCGCGATGATGGCGTGCGCTTCGGTCTGCTCCCAGTCGTCGGTCTCGCAGGCCTGGTAGCCGTAGCCGTGGCAGCCCTTGATCACGTCGATCGGGTTGAGCATGTTGGCCACCAGCTTGAACGCGAAACCGTGCGCCGGGTCGTGCTCCTTGTAGCGGCTGTTGACGCTGCGCACGTTCTGCGCGTAGAGCACCGAGGCGATGCGCTTCTCGTCGCCGCGCAGGTCGCGACGGCGACCGCCCCAGTAGTAGCTGACGGCGTTGGAGCCGTGCTTGCCGGCGGCCCAGCTCACGAGGGCGTTGATGTGGTAGGAGGGTACGAGGTATGCGGACATGGCGGTCTCCTTAGCGAGCGCGGTTGAGGTGGGCGAGGGCAGCGGCGCGGGACTCGAAGCGGCCGCCGATCGGGGCCTGGTGCGGGCCGCGGACGATGAACCATCCGCCGAGGAGCTTGTTGAAAATCACGCGGGGCATGGTGTCTCCGATCAGGCTGCGAGCAGCTCAGGCTTCAGGAAGGACGCTGCGTCGACGTAGTCGATCTCGAAGTTAAGCTCGTTGTAGGCGATGCGCAAGTCAGCGGCAGAAAACGTCTTCTTGCCGGTCAGCTTCGCAAGCGCTTTGGCAGCGTCGTTGAGCGGGTAGTACAGCGTGTTGCCGTACACAGACTTGATCAAGATCTCGAGCTTCATGTTGCGTCCTTCTGGAGCGCCCGGTGCCGCCGGGTCGGTGTCGACTGCTCCGTCGACAAGAGAGATTTCATCACAGTTGTGAAGTGTGGTCAACACCATTGTGATACTTGAGTGCAGCAGTCAACTTCTCTTTTGCGGCCTGGTAGCGGGGCTCGAGCTTGGCGCGGCGTGCGGCCGGCAGGAGGTCCATCCGCAACAGGTTGTGCTCCAGGTCGGCGAGCTTGATCACGATCGCGACAGGGCCCGTGTCGGCCACGCGGTCGATGAACGACTCGTAGTCTTCGTCGGGCTTCCTGGTGACGGCCTCGATCAGGCTGACGGCGCGGTAGCTGACGCCGTGGATCAGCAGGCTGGGCGCCCTGATGCTGGTGTCCTCGAGCACGTCGTGCAGCACCGCGGCCATCTGGGCGTCGACGTCATCGGGCAGCTTCTTGGCCACCGCTCGCAGCACGACCAGCGGGTGCAAGAGGTACTGCCTGCCGGCGCCGTCGACCTGGCCATCGTGAGCCACTGCCGCGATCTCGATGGCGTTTAGTAGGGCTTCGTTCATGTCAGGCCTCCGGTGCGCGCTCGAGCAGGGCGATCGTGCGCAGGTCGTTGATCTCGTCCCAGCCGCCGGCCTTGTACCAGCGCGTGCCGTGCTGGTGGGCCATCTGCTGACCGTGCTCGATCGCAGCCTGGTTCAGGGTTGCACCCCAGTGCTGCAGGTTGATGTGCTGCGGCTGCACCTCGTACACGGCGCGGTGGCCGCTTGGCAGTCGGACGTTCAGGATGGTGTTGGACAGGACAGGCATGGTGCTCACCCCTCGTACACGGCCAGGCGGCCGGGGTTGACCCACTCGGCGTACAGGCCGCGCTTCTGCAGCTCGCGCTCGAGGTCGATGTGCACACCGAACACGAGCTCTTCGCGCATCGGGTTGCCGTAGTAGTCGACCCACCGCTCGGCGTCAGACGCCTCGGCGTCGATCGAGAAGTTGCGACTGTCGTCGGGGTGCTGGTAGACGGGCACGCCCATCCTCTTGAAAGCAGCGAAGGCGCTGCGGAACTTGGCAGGCATGGGCTTCATGGCGTCGTGGTGCATGGGGTTTGAGTAGCTCATTCGTCGTCTCCGGTTGGTGATTGATCAGGTGCCGCGGGTCGCCCACTCGGGCATCTCTTGGCGGAACTGGCGGACGCTGTAGGGGACCTCGCTCCAGGGCAGGCGGCCGGCGAAGCACTCGACAGCAGCAGAGCGGCCGGCGATCAGCTCGGCAAGCACGGACTTGGCGTGCGCGCTGTTGTAGGTCTTGAAGCTCTCGATGTTGGCGTCGACGATCGCAAGGAACTGTTCGTTGGTCATCTCGTTCTCCGTTCACGTCCCGGAACTGCCGGGCCAGGTCTGCATCATATCACAGTTGTGATATTTCAGAACTCGGGGTTGAGGCGGCTGACGGTGCCCTGGATCAGGGCGAAGTAGCCGTTGAGCCAGGCGCCGCTGGAGCCGCGGCGGTAGAACTTGCGGCCGCTGCTGGTGGTCACCAGCTTGAGCGACTTGCTGATCTTGAGGATCTTGCCCACCGGGTAGTAGTCGCCGTTGAAGGCCATGCTGACGTCGTCGCCGACCGCAGGGGCGCGGATCACGTTGAACCGCGGCGCCACGTCAGGGCCGGAGTCGATCGCGATGTAGGGCTTGCCGGTGAAGGTCGAGGCGCCGGCCGCGATCATCTGCGCGTACCCGATGTTGGGCATGTCGTTGCGGTTGAGCCAGCCGGCGTGGCGCGTGCCGTCCATCTGGCGGCTCCACAGCGTGTAGCCGTTGGGGGTGTTGAGCTCGGCGGGCATTTGCTCGGCGATGGCCACGACGTTCTGGTTGTCGTCGATCTTGAAGTACAGCATGGTGATGTCTCCTGGGTTACTTGGTCTTGGGGTAGATGGTGGTGAGGAACACAGCGCCATCAACCTTGGGCGCGTAGTTCTCAATGTCGTAGTCTTGCTCTATGGCAGTGGGTACATACCAGAGGCTGAAGGGCAGTGTGAACTTCTTCATCTTGCGGATGAGGCGCTCGATGTCCTGATCGACGCGCCAATCTCCCATGGACGCGGCAAAGAAGTGTTTTCTGGCTGGCTTGGTGGTCATGGTGATGTCTCCGTTCAGCGGACAAGGTCGTCGAAATTGAACACGGTGCCGTCAGGCAGCTCGATCAGGGCGTCGTAGGGGAAGAGGTCGTTGCACTCGCGCTCGTCGAACAGGGCGTAGGCAAGGTTTCTAAGCGCACTCTCGCGCTTGGCTTTGCCGCGTGGCAGCGGCCACGCGACCGTGTCGAAGTCGCCGGCGGGGTAGCGGCGAATCAGCAGCGTCGGCAGCTCGGGGCTGGAAGGGCAGCCGGGCTTGTCGAAGTCGGTGCCGCCGAACGGGAAGTACAGGGCGTTGTTCTTGACGATCAATCGAACTGTGGTCATGTTGGTCTCCTGACGTGTCCCGGGATCCGCCGGGCCGGTGTCATCTCTGACGAAGTGATTACATCACGTCTGTGAAGTGCTGTCAACAGCATTGTGATGCTCGGGCTTTTCCCAGACTGCGACGGACCACTCGCCCACCCACGGGTCGTAGGCGCCGTCGCTGAAGTCGCGCAAGCTGGCCGCGTAGTCGACGCCGCCTTCGAGGAACAGGGCCACGGCCTTGGGCTCGCCGAACCTGGTCTCGTTGATCGCGGCGATCAGGGACTTCAGCGTGCCGTCCCACTCCCACGAGTCGGCCTCGCCGGCCAGGAGGTTGCCGTTGGCGTCGATCGCCTTGAGCCACTTGCCGCGGCTGCGGTAGCAGCCGGCGCCGATCTCGCGCTTGGACCACCGCAGTGCGTCCTGGTAGGCGCCGCTGACGGCGCTCTTGACGTCGTCGAAGCGAGAGAACTTGGAGCCGTTGGGGAAGGTGAGGTTGCGCATGTGGGTCTCCGGTTAATGTGATGTCAAACGATCTCGGCGAAGCGCAGGTAAGAAGCGGCCGCTTCGCGCAGCACCTCGGCCGTGTCGTCTTGGTTCAATTTGATGTAGCCAGCCGCTTCTTCCAGCAAGCCTTTGGCGATGCGCCAGTCGCTTGCGCGGCGCTCGACTGGAACCTTGTTCAGGGCCACGATGTCGGCGGCAATTCGCTTGGTGGTGGGTCGCATGTGGGTCTCCGGTTGAATCAGGCGAACATCTCGTCTTCGGCTTCGCGGCGCTCGAGCATCAGCTCGTCGTACTCGCCGTAGGCTTGCCACGCATCGCTGCCGTAGGCAGGGCGATCGTCGGACCAACGATCGAAGCCGACGGGCAGCTTGCCGCTGGCCAGGCGTGCGTTCAGCGCAGCAGCAAGGCGCTCAGTCTTGGGCAGCACGTCAGACTCGAAGCGGGCGGTCTCGGTGTACAGGCGGCGGCGATTGCCGGACTTGTCTTCAGCGACAACGTAGGCGGCGTAGCCGTGAATGTGACCGCGAGGGTTGTCGTAGTCGGCCATCTCGTAGTTGGTGCCGATGACGACGATGTCGGTGGCGGCGAAGAAGGTGATTGGCTGCATCTCGTTGCTCCGGTTTGAGTGGTTCGTGGTGTCGGCTGAGGATCAGTTCAGAACTATCTTGCCGGTGCTTCTGTAGTGCCGTGAGGCCAGAAGACTTACCCAACTCACTCCGTGCTATTGATCTCCAACCGACGGAGTCATTACATCACAGTTGTGAAGTCCATAAACGAATACCCGACTGCGTTGTATGGGCATTGTGATACTGTCGGGGCCCGCAGGCCGGGGGTTACTTGGCCATCGCCTTGGCCGCGGCGAGGAGGGCTACCTTGGCCTGGTCGTCCATGTTCCTGAACGCCTCCAGAAGGTCCTTCTCGGACTGGGCGCTGATGGTGTTGATCTCAAACGGCTGGCCCTGTCCTGTCAGGATCCAGTCGGGGTTGGCTTGCAGTGCGGCAGCGAGCTTGAGCAGGGTTGGCGCACTCGGTTTGCGAGATGAGTTCGTCACGATGTTCGAGATGGCGGCTTGGGTCAACCCGATCTTGGCCGCCAGCTCCACCTGGGTGTAGTCGCGCACCTCGATCAGGTAGCGCAGCCTATCGCCGATCGTCAGCTTCTCAAAGTTCTTTGTCATGGACAAAAGACAGACGGCGCCGCCTGGGTCACCAGTGGCGATTGTTGTATGTGAACATCACAGGCCCTATACTCCGTCAATCCGCAACTCCGCACCCCACAAAATGGACTTCGACGATCTCATCGCGCACTTCGGCACGCAGGTGGCAGCAGCCACCAAGCTGGGTGTGACCCAGCCCACGCTGAGCAACTGGAAGGCGCGCGGGCGCATCCCCAAGCTGCAGCAGCTCAGGATCGAGCACATCACTCGCGGTAAGCTACGCGCTTCGCCCGAGATCTTGGGCAAAAAGGTATCACGGTCGTGAAGTCAGGCGCAAGCACCATTCATCGTTTTGGTGCGTGTATCACAATGGTGATCTGACAGGATTGGGCCTCGGCTAGGGTAGCTCCCGAAG